GGTTGGGCATCAACTTCTACAATTGCTTTGTCTGCAACTACTGCGGCTGGCAACTTGAACCAAGGCGATGTAATCCAAATTGCTAACGTGTATGCGGTCAATCCACAAAATCGTCAAGCGTATGGTTCTAACAAGTTGAGAAACTTTGTTGTTACCGCCGCCGCGACTGTGGCCACATCTGGCACGACTTTGGTAACTGTTAGCCCCGCTATCATTACCGCTGGTCAATTCCAGAACGTGAGCGTTACTAATGCTGGTGCTTCAACGGTCACACCGTTTAACAACACAGGTACAGTTAGCCCACAAAACATCATCATGCACCGGAATGCTTTCACTCTTGCCGTAAACGACTGCGGCTATTTACAAGTAGCGTAAATAGAAAACCGTCCCTGATTGACTTGGAGTCCCAGAAGTGGGTAACAAGGGCCAAGCAACCGAAAGGTGTGCAGGCTGAACGACTAAGTGGGATGGCGCCGAAAGGTGATGCGATAGTCTGAACTCTGTTATAACCCAAGAAGACAGAGAGGAGAATCCGAAGAGTTTCTCCCGCCACAATAGTGGTCAGTAGGCAAAAGCCGAAAGTAACAGAAATGAGCCGATTTAGAGCTTCCAGAAGGTGTGCATTTTGCAGGTAGAGCTAGTGATAAGGAGATTGGATTGTCAATGCGTGTAGTCCGTTAATGTTGGCGGCTTTTAGGTAAAGACCTAATAGAAAATTTTCTCTGATTGACTTGGAACTCCAGAAGTGGACAACAAGGGGCAAGTTTAAATACAGCCTGAACGACTAAGTGAGAAAACCCTTACGAGGGATGCGATAGTCTGAACTAGGATATAACAAAAGAAGTCCTAGAGTGCGACCTGAAGCGGAAGCACCACACCGAAAGGTGGAGTAACAAGATGCAATACACAATTAATAACGATTCGATTCCCACACGTTTAGACGTGCTATATGGTTGGGCACCACTCTATCCTGAGTTGGCCTGCCGCGTAGCCGCTTAACCCTTAACATTTAGGAGAAATTAACATGGCAAATCCAGGACCAGCAACCACGGTAAGCAATCACCCACAGGTACTTGGCACAAACCAAGCCTTGCGTTTGATTGCATCTGCACAATCTGTAAACTTAGCTATTGCTGGTGACACAGCATCTATTGTTTTAGATGTAAGCAAATTTGTTCCTACATCCGTAGTTATCACCAACGGCCTGAACTCTAGTGGTGCAACAACCACTATTGCAACGGCTACTGTTGGCGTTTACACAGGCGTAGGCCAAACAGGTTCGACCATATTGACTACCGCCGCTTTAACTAGCAACACAGGTGGCCCTTATGTGACAATTACCGCCGCAACAAATCCCAACACAGCTATTTCTAACCCAACAAACATTTATGTTAACGTTGGTACTACGATTGCCGCAACGTGTGACGTATTTGTCTATGGTTACGACCTCACATTTTTACCTTAATCTGTGAGTAAATAAAAAAAGAGCCACTCTCAAAAGGGGTGGCTTTTTTCCGTTTTATTGTTACAATTCATTATCTTTAGGAGATTTTTATGTCCTCAACGACCATCACACGTGGAAATTCCCACGAAACTTTCTACATGGGGCCGTCTTTAACGCCCGTATCCGTAGCATCCTACACATCAGCCGCACAAACATTCAACATTGCTGGTTTGCTAACTAGCGATATTGTTCAAGCTGTTGGCTTACAAGGCGCACAAACGGCAGGAATTATCATTGCTGAATGCGATGTTTTGACAGCAGGCGTTTTAACAATGCAATTTGCTAACACTACCTCTGGCGCGGTTGTTCCTGCGGCTGGTACGTATGTGTTTCAAGTGACGCGTGTTGAAGGCCCATTACCCACTAATGCGGTGTAATCATGGCCAATACGTCTGTATATAGAATTGCGGGGCCAACAACGGCTATTGCTGTTACCACGTCTTCATCGACTGCCGTAACCATTACGCCCAAAGGCAACGATCAAATTAACTATTGCGGATTTTTGAATACTTCTTCAAATGTGATTGCTGTTAACATTGCGCCCACAAGCGCAGGTGCGGCAGTTTTGCCTAGCGCAGGTAGCACTAGCACTTCATTTGTTTTAGGGGTCAGTATGTCAGCACCAATGGTTGTTGCCGTACCGCCTGATTCATTTTCTGTAACTACAATTGGTTCTACTACAAGCACTTTGTATGTGATGCCAATGAGCGATCAAACGTAAGTTATGGCAGACCCTAACAAAACCGTTGACCAAAACCTATTGCCGGTACAGGCATATTTTGCGGTTGACGGCACGTTTCAGACTTTCATCGGTCAGGGTCAGCCTTTTACCGTTCCAATTACAGGCGCACAAAGTGGTCTGATAATTACCAACAGCACACTAGATTCTTCCCCAATAGGCGCAAATTCACCGTCTACTGGGGTTTTTACCAATATCACCACAACAACTGGAACAATTACCACTTCACCAGTTAATTCAACGGATATTGCTAATAAATATTATGTTGATGCCGTAGCGCAAGGTCTTGGACCCAAAGCGGCGTGTCAAGTGGGTACAACGGCCAACATTAGCTTAACAGGCTTGCAAACGATTGATGGCTATACAACGCTATCAGGTGATCGTGTGTTGGTTAAAAACCAAGGCACATCAAGCCAAAACGGTATTTATATTGCATCTGCAAGCGCATGGACAAGGGCGGTTGATTTAGATGTATGGGCAGAGGTACCAGGCGCTTACACCGTGGTTCTAAACGGTGGGCAGGCCAATACAGGCTGGGTTTGTACGGCCACAACAACGGGCACAATTGGCGTTACTGCAATGCCTTGGGTGCAATTTTCTGCAGTAAGCACGTATTATGCGGGTACAGGATTAACTCTATCATCCAACACGTTTAGCATTACCAACACGGGTGTGACGGCCGCATCTTATGGATCGGCATCTAAAACTCTGACGGCCACGGTTAACGCGCAAGGCCAATTAACTTCATTGTCAGCTAGTGACATTGCTATTGCTAACACGCAAGTAAGTGGTTTGGGCACAATGTCCACGCAAAACGCATCTAGTGTGGCCATTACTGGTGGGGCAATAGATAACACAACAGTTGGCGCAACCACGGCAACCACGGTACGCGGTACAACCATCACGGCCACAACGCAATTCACAGGCGCAGGCACAGGATTAACAGGCACAGCCGCTAGTTTAAATATTGGCGGTAATGCGGCAACGGCCACAACAGCATCTGCAACCACAGCGGCATTGACGTTTAATAATGCTGGTTCTGGTGGCACATCAGGCTCAACTTTTAATGGCGGCACAGCCTTAACGGTTTCTTACAACACAATTGGTGCGCCATCAACCACAGGAACAAATGCAACAGGCACATGGGGCATTGGTATTTCTGGCAATGCGGCAACCGTTACCAATGGGCTTTACTCAACAGGTAGTTATTCAAATCCTACTTGGTTAACTTCAATTTTGGGGTCAATTGTCAGCGGTGCGGTTACTTCAGCAACCACGGCCACTAACATTGCAGGCGGTACGGCTGGGGCTTTGGCCTACAATTCTGCGTCTGGCACGACCACATTTTTGGGATTGGGCACTACAAATTACGTATTGACGGCTGGTGCAAGTGCGCCCCAATACGTTGCACAATCTACTTTGTCGGTTGGATCGGCCACTACCGCAACCACGGCAACCAATTTGGCGGGTGGCGGTGCGGGTTATGTGCCCTATCAAACAGGAAGCGGTGCAACGGCTTTTGTAAGTGCTGGCACTAGCGGACAAGTTTTGACAAGCGCAGGCACAGGCACACCCACTTGGACAACACCGGTGGCTTATGCAACGGTGACGGATGACACAACCACGAATGCAACCCGTTATCCGCTGTTTTCAAGCGCTACAAGCGGTAATTTAACAACTGAGTACACATCTAGCACCAAATACCAATTTAATCCGTTTACGGGGCTTTTAACGGCCACAGGCTTTAGCGGATCAGGTGCAAGTCTAACGGCCTTGAACGCCACAAACATTTCTAGCGGAACATTGGGTATTGCTTATGGCGGTACTGGATTAGGGACAACCCCCACAAATGGCCAGTTGGATATTGGAAATGGAACAGGATTTACTAGATCAACGCTAACGGCTGGTTCAAATATCACCATTACCAACGCTAGTGGATCAATTACGATTGCTAGTACGGCAGGCGGTTCAACCGCAATAACGGACGATACAACCACAAACGCCACAAGATACCCATTATTTGCAGATGCAACAAGTGGAACGGCATCCACAATTTACACCAGTAGCACAAAATACAAATATAACCCTAGTTCGGGTGAGTTAAATTCACCTGAAATGGTGGCCACAAATGGCTTTCAGGTCAATTCCAACACGGTTTCAAGTAGTTATTCAATTCCAGCAAATAGTAATGCTTTATCTATTGCACCACTTACGCTAAACTCTAGCGTATCGGTGACAATTCCAGCCACATCAACATGGAGACTTATTTAAGCGAAATCGTTTAAAATGTCTATAAATTAGGAGTAGTTATGTCGAATCTAGTCTTTCAAGCCAATAGCGGTGGATCGATCACATTAACGGGTGCTAATACAGCCAGCACCGCAACAATCACAATACCAGCCACAACCGGCAATATGGTCACTACTGGTGACACAGGAACCGTAACAGTCACAATGTTATCTGCTACTGGTACGCCATCATCGACTACTTATTTAAGGGGTGATGGAACATGGTCTACGATTGCGGGACAAACTTACCCAGGCGCAGGCATAGCAAACAGCACCGGTTCGGCATGGGGCACGTCTTACACTACATCAGGTAGCGGTACGGTTGTTGCATTAAACAACACGCCTACTTTAACAACACCAGTTATCACGGGATACACAGAAACTGCCCCATCTATTGCTAATTCAAGCACAGCGGTGACATTGAGTTTGGCAAGCGGAACGGTTCTTAGCTACACTTTGACTGGCAATTGCACGTTTACGATGCCAACGGCAACAAGTGGCACATCATTCATTGTTAAATTGATTCAAGACGGTACAGGCTCAAGAACGGCTACGTTTACAGGCGTTAAATGGCCTGGTGGGACTGCCCCAACAATAACAACCACGGCCACAACTGGAACAGATGTTATTAGTTTTGTTTGTATCAATTCAATTTGGTACGGCACATTTGCACAGGCGTTTGCATAATGTTTGGCGCACCTAATTTCTTCTTTAGTGGTGCTAAAAAGGCCGCCACTTACACTAGAGTTATTCAACAATTTAACTCTACAAGCAGTTGGACTGCCCCCGCTGGAGTCACGCAAATTGATTATTTGGTGGTGGCTGGCGGTGGTGGCGGTGGATTTGACATTAATGGTTCTGCTGGTGGTGCAGGTGCAGGTGGTTATTTAGCAGGAACTAATTTGACTGTTAGCCCAGGAACTAGCTACACAATTACTGTTGGTGGTGGTGGAAATGGTGCAACTTCTGCTGGTAGTGGAGTACAAGGTTCAAATAGTTTAATTGGAACGCTTGTTAACGGAAGTACGGGCGCCGTTGGTGGTGGATACGGAAATTCACGAGGCAATGGTGGAACTGGTGGATCAGGCGGTGGTGGTGGAGATGGCACAAATGGAACGGCTTGGACGGGCGGTTCAGCAACATCAGGTCAAGGAAATGTTGGTGGCAATACCCTCTTAACTTCACAAGGTGGGTGTGGTGGCGGTGGTGCAGGTGCCGCAGGAAGTGCGGATGCTTTAACTAATGTTGGTGGTAATGGTGGTGTTGGATTAGCTTCTAGCATCAGCGGATCAAGCGTTTATTATGCTGGTGGTGGTGGTGGCGCATCTTACAGCGGAGGCACACCAGGCACAGGCGGTAATGGTGGTGGCGGTACAGGAAATAGCACAACAAACACATCTACGACAGGCACATCAAACACAGGCGGTGGTGGTGGTGGTGGTTCTGCCGCAAGTGGTGTTAATGTTGGTTATGGTAAAAATGGTGGCTCAGGTGTAGTCATCATTTCTTATTTAGTACCATCCACAACAACAAAAGCAATCTTTACTGGTTCAGGCTCATGGACTGCACCAACAGGCGTAACAAGTGTCAATTACTTGGTAGTTGCTGGTGGAGGCTCTGGCGCATATTATTATGGAGGTGGCGGTGGTGCTGGAGGATTTTTAACTGGTACATCATTAAGCGTAACACCAGGAAATTCTTATTCAATAACACTTGGTGCTGGAGGAGTGGCATCTGGTACTGCCGCTGGAACGTCTGGATCAAATTCAGTTTTTTCAAGTATCACTTCAACTGGTGGTGGAGGCGGTGGTTCTTACAATGGAACCCCAACAACTGGCAAAAACGGTGGATCAGGTGGTGGTGGTTCTGATGGTAGTTCAGGTGGTTCGGCTTCACCATCAGGTCAAGGTAGTGCTGGTGGAACTGGATTTTCTGGAAGTCTTGCTACAACAAGTGGAGGTGGCGGTGGAGGCGCAAGCGCAGTAGGACAAAATGGAACTTCTTCTACTGGTGGCAATGGTGGTGCTGGTACTGCAAGCAGTTATAGTGGTACAAGCGTTACTTATGCTGGTGGAGGTGGTGGTGGCGCACAAACTACTGTCGGTGTAGGCGGTTCTGGAGGAGGTGGTGCCGCTGGTTCTGGTGCTGTAGGCGTTGCTGGAACTTCCAATACAGGTGGAGGTGGTGGTGCTGGAGGTGTTGCCGCTTTAGGAGGTAATGGCGGTTCAGGGATTGTGATATTGACATGGTAAAAATCTATCAACTTTATGGCATTGATACTGCCATGCAATTGCTCAGACCCCATGCAAAATGGCAAATATCCAATCGAGATATTACCGAATGGGATGACCCAAGACCATGCCCAACATGGGAAGAAATAGATGCAACAATGGAAAAGATTAAGGCTTTTGAAGAATCAATCGACACCATTTGGACAGACGAACAAATTAAAGAACTTGGAGGTAGATGATGGCGCATTTTGCTTGCTTAGATACAAATAACGTGGTGACTCAAGTCATTGTGGTTAGTAATGCAGACACTTCAACTGCTCAAGGTGAAGAAAAAGAATCTATTGGTATTGCCTTTTGTGAACGATTGCTTGGTGGTATTTGGGTAAAAACAAGTTACAACGGCAACATCAGAAAGAATTATGCGGGTATTGGTTATACCTACGATAAAGACCGTGATGCTTTTATTCCTCCTAAACCATACAACTCATGGGTCTTGAATGAATCAACTTGTTTGTGGGATGCGCCAGTAGCATATCCTACTGATGACAAGAAATACACATGGAATGAAGAAACAACTAATTGGGTAGAGGTTACTGAATGAAATGGGCAATATCCGACATTGATGCAAAAGACGGTGTAATCACATCGGTTAAGTATCATGTTTCCTATTCAGATAATGATATTACGGTGGAAACTGAAGGATATTGGACGTTTAAAAAGGTTGACCCACAGGTAAAGTTTGAAAACGTTACCGAAGAAATGATAGGCGAATGGATTGAAGAAGATCAAATTGTTGATGGCCGTGGCGTAATCATTGATCGGTTAAAGGAACAACACGAAGCGTTACAAAAGCCCAAAGTAATACCGCCTTGGCAACCACAAGTATTTACGCCAAAGTTTTAAGGATTAAAAATGACGGCACCGATTGACATTATTAGTTCAGCATTAAAAGACATTGGTGCTTTAGCGGCAGGGGAAACACCAGACCCAGCGGCGGCGCAAGATGCGTTCACGATGATGACGCGAATGCTCGATCAATGGTCAAATGAGCAGATGATGGTTTTCTATAAAACGGAAATCATCTTTACACTTACATCAGGACAGACGCAATACACCATTGGACCAGGTGGTCAAATTGGCGCAATATTTACAGGATCAATTGCCAACAACGTCTTAACCGTTACCGGCATCACATCTGGTGCTATTGCCACAGGCATGACGTTAAGTGGCACAGGCATTACCGCAGGCACAAAGATAGTGTCCTTTTTAACAGGCGCAGGCGGTAATGTTAATGAAATTGGTACATATCAGTTAAATATCAGCCAAAGCGTAGCATCCACAACGATTAATGCGTTCTACCAAAGACCATTGTCTATCAATAGTTCTTTTGTGCGGATTAACACCAATTCCAACGGTGTGCCTATTATTAATGGTGGTTTGGATTATCCAGTTGCCGTTTTGAATGTTGAAGATTATGAAATGATTGGTTTAAAGACGCTAAACGGTCCGTGGCCAAAGGCGCTTTATTACCAACCAACAGAAACGTTAGGCAATTTAACCGTTTGGCCTAATCCAGCGCAAGGCGAAATGCACATTTTTGCCGATACGTTGTTTAGCAAATATACGTCAATCAATGACACAATGTTGTTACCTGAAGGCTTTGAAGCGGCATTGGAATGGTGTTTGGCTGAACGATTGATGCCGCAGTACGGCAAGGCAAGCCCCACGCAAATCCAAATGGTGAACGCATTTGCCGCGCAAGGCAAGTCAACCATCAAGCGTACTAACATGAAACCCGTACAATCTGCACGCTTCCCAGATGCTTTACTGATGAGCAAAGCCAAGGATGCGGGATGGATACTTAGTGGGGGTTTTACACGCTGAAGGTTTTATGATAAAATAGATCATCTTTTAAGGAGAATTAAATGGATGATCTAAAAATTAAACAAAAAAAACGTGAGTATGCAAAAGCATATTATTGGAGAAAAAAGAACGGTGAAAAAGCAAACAATGCAGGAAGACCAGCAAATACGCCCGATGTATTGTGGAGTAAAGTAGATAAACGTAGTGAAAATGAATGTTGGGAATGGAAAGGTTACAAAAATGCTGATGGTTATGGAAAAACATGGATCAATGATCGTGGGTATTTTGCTCATCGAGTAATTTTTGATCTTGCTTTTCCAAATATCATTACCTTAAATGCTCCAAAATCTACAAATAAATTTGGGTTTGTTTTGCATACTTGCGATAATCCGATTTGTTGTAATCCAAAACATTTATGGGTGGGTACTCATAAAGACAACATGGAAGATAAAAAAAGAAAAGGTCGTTGTCCAGACTATAGCGGTGATAAAGGGCCAAGAGCAAAATTAACAATGGCGCAAGCTAGGCAAGCAAGAGAACTTAGAAAAAATGGTGCAAAAGTGAGTGATTTAGCCAAACAATTTGAATTAAGTTTGCCAAGCATGAAAACTTTGCTTTGTGGTCAATCGTACAAAGAAACTGAGGTGATATGAGCGACTTTGGTTTTGTAGGCCCAAGTTATACAGCAAACTCGATCTACCAAAACGATCAAGAATGTATTAACTTTTTCCCAGAAGTTGACCCTACCAAACAACAGGGTGAGCGTGGGGTTATTGCGCTTTATCCAACGCCAGGTCTTATAGCACAAGTGGTTTTACCGGCTGGTGCCGAAGTGCGCGGTATGCGTACAGTTAGCGGTGGCCAACAAATGATTGCCGTTTGTGGTGCTTATGTTTATGTGCTTTCATCCAATTTAAGCCCAACCATTGTTGGTATTCTTAACACCAATAGCGGACGGGTTAACGTAACTGACAATGGCGTTAACGTCTACATTGTGGACGGCACTTATCGCTATACATGGCGAATTGCATCCATTTCAACGGCCATTTTTACTGGTTCCATTAGTGGCACCACGCTAACGGTTAGCAATTTACAAAGTGGCACCATAGCAATTGGAAATGCTTTGTTTGGTGTTGGGGTAGCGCAAGAAACGGTGATTACGGCTGGATCGGGCACAAGCTGGACGGTCAATATATCTCAATCGGTATCGTCCACTTTAATGAATTCTAGTGCGGCCACTACGATCACAGCTTCATTAACGGCAGGCACTACCAATGCCACTTTATCGACCACAGGAACGGTTTATTTAGGTCAGACCATACAAGGTACAGGCGTACCCACAAACACGATGGTGACGGCCATTTTGACCCCTAGCGGTGGCTTTAATTTATATACGGTTTCTACCAATACAACGGTTGCATCAATCACGATGTATGCGCTTAACTTTACGGTGATTCCATCCAATGATGGTGCGTTTAGTGGTGGCACAACGGTAGATATTATTGACAACTATTTTGTTTATTCAAGACCAAATAGCCAACAATGGGGCGCATCTGACGCACTTAGCCCAGTTAGTCAAGCATTGTCATTTGCGAGCAAGGATGGCGCGCCTGATAACTTGGTGGCTTTGATTGTCGATCACCGTGAAGTTTATTTGATGGGTGAGGCTAGTTCTGAGGTGTGGGCAGATGTGGGTGCGTTTCCGTTTCCATTTCAGCGAATACCAGGCACTTCTACCCAACACGGTATTGCCGCCCAATTTAGCGTTTCGCGTTTAGGCGATTCATTTGCCTATGTATCACGAAATGTCCGTGGTCAAGGCGAAATAATGATGATGCAAGGCTATAAGCCCACACGCATATCCACGCACGCCGTAGAAAATACATTGGTCAATCAATACATTGATGATGCAATAGCGTGGACATATCAGCTAGAAGGTCACGAAGTTTACGTGGTTTCGTTTCCTACCATCAATTTGACTTGGGCATTTGACATTGCATCAGGTATGTGGCACAAATGGCTGTATGTTGACACAATGAACAACTTTCAGCGGCACCGTGGAAATTGTAGTGCGTTGTTTCAAGGCATGGTGCTGATTGGGGATTATGCCAACGGTAAGATTTACGAATTGGACAAAAATACGTACACCGATGACGGCAACTACACCAGACGGGTAAGACGTGCGCCGCATTTGGTGGCCGACTTTCAAAGACAATATTTTGAAGAATTGCAGATTCAATTCCAGCCTGGCGTTGGCTTTACCGGTCTATCACAAACCAACAATCTGTTTATTTCTTCCCCATACATCATAGCGCCCAATGCAACTTTGACCATTTTGGCCAATGAAACATTAACTTTAGGCATTCAGTCTGCCATTAACCCATCAACACCTACCACATTACCGCAAGCAATGTTAAGATGGTCAGATGATGGTGGTTCTACGTGGTCTAACGAACATTGGGTGACAATTGGTCAAACTGGTAAATATCAAAATCGTGCCATTTGGCGCAGATTGGGTACAGCAAGAGATCGAGTGTTTGAAGTAGTGGTAACCGATCCGGTGAAGGCGGTTATTGTTTCTGCCAATTTGAAAGCGTCTGGGGGTGAAAATTGAGCATTACCCAAAACACCACGCAATTACAACCTTATCCACAATCTGAGTTTTTGGATAAAACAACAAATCGGCCAACTAGGGCATGGCAACAATTCTTTTTGAATCTGTTGAACTTTTCCTCGGCAACAACCGCAACGGCAGGATCGGCAACATTGCCAGCCAATCCGGTGGGGTTCATAAATATAACGGTAAACGGTCAACAATTTAAAGTGCCGTATTACAATATATAAATGGGGGAAAAATGGACATATCAAGCGTAAACGGTGCGGTTAGTGATGCCTTAGCGGGGTTGCCTGCGGGAACATCATCATTTATCAATGCCAACATAGGCACGCCAGAAGGCCAGCAAGCTATTTTGCAAGCTGGTTTGTCTTTGGGACTGTCTCAATCACAAATTGCCGCCGCAATTAGCCAAGCAACTGGCATGAGCGTAACCCCACAACAAGTGGCACAAGTAGCGCAATCTGTGGCCGCGCCTGCGCCAACGCCTGCGCCCGTAAGTGCGCCCACTCCTGCGGTAAATCAGCCTTTTACGTCATCTAATCCAGGTGGCGTGGGTGTCAGCTACGGCCAAGCTGGTGGAGGATTAATCAGTCAAGCACAATCCCAATATCCAGAATTGGCAACTGCGTTGGCCAATGGCACTTTGTCACTTGGTTCTTCAGGTGATGAAAATTATTTATACAACACCAAAACAGGCCAACAAATTAATGGCAATTATCAAATTTCAACAACGCCTAGCGGTGGTGTTGCAATTAATTTGCCTTTGTCTAGTGGCGCAATGGTCCAAGTTGCTACTGGATTAAATCAAAACGGAACACTTGCACCAGTTACCGATAGTAACGTATATAACGTAGGATTAAATTCTAGTGAAGGCGGTTTTGCCGGTGGAGTAAGTAATTTTACCGATGCCGCTAAAGCGGGCGCTTTGTTGTATGGTGGTAGTCAATTGCTATCAGGATTAACGGGTGCTGGTGCGGCCACAGGCGCAGGAACAGCGTTAAGCGATGTTGGTGCTGGAACTGCGGCAACTACCGGCGCTGTTGGTGGAGAAGTTGCCGGTGCGGGAACTACTGGTGCGGCTGGGACAGGAACAATTGGTGCAGGAACGGCCGGTGTTGTGGGTGCGGGTACATTGGCTTCTACGGGTGCTGGAACAGGTGCGGCTACTGGTGCGGCAACAGGCGCAGGAACGGCCGCCGCAACCAACGCATTAGGTTTAACACCTTTGCAAACTGCCGCCGCTGGCGTAGGTTTAGCATCTACATTAGGAACATTAGGAACAAATAACGCAATTTCTAATGCGGCCAACACGCAAGCAACTGCCGCAAACAATGTAAATGATGTATTAGGAGGGTTTTATAACCAATACGCACAAGCAGAACAACCATACCAAAATCTTGGTTCGGGTGCTGTTAGTGAAATTGGTAAACAAGCCCCTTATCTTACGCATCAATTCAATGCGGCAGATTTGCAAGCAGGCTTGGCACCTAATTACGACTTTATGTTGCAACAAGGACAAGGTGCAAATCGTAATTTGGCAAATGCTGGTGGTGGTTTATTAAGCGGTAATACGCTTCAAGGCTTGAATAAATACACACAAGATTACGCAAGTAATGCGTATCAAAATGCGTTTAACAACTACCAAACACAACGACAAAATATTTATGGCAACCTTTCCAATGCGGCAGGATTGGGTCAAACATCACTTGGTCAAGTTGGACAAGTTGGTAGCAATTTGGCACAAACTTATGGAAATGTCACCACAGGATTGGCGGCTTCACAAGCAGGCGCACAAACCGCACAAGCTGTAAACAACGCTAATTTATTAAGTAATCTTGCCAAAACTGGTACGGTTATAGCATTAGCATAAGGATAAATAATGGCAACTTTTACAAATTATCCAACAACCCAACCTATGCAATTAAGCGATATGTTGGGGGATTTATCCACGTTGCAACAATACAAGCAACAACAGCAATTGATGCCTATTGCGTTAGAAAAGGCGCAATTAGACATACAAAGACAACGTGCTAATACTCCTTTAGAAATTGAACAAAAAGCACTTGAATTAAATAAATTACGTGCAACAAATCCTTTAGATATATCTTTAAAACAATTAGAAGAACAAAGGGTAAAAGAAACTAATCCAGCTTTAATTACAAAAACAAAAGAAGAAGCAAAACAACAACAAATTAAAACTTTAACAGATCAATTTGCTTACGACAAAGATTACAACGCACAAATTAATCAAAAATTAGGTGGATTTGTAAACGATAAAAGATTACAAGGTAGTCCAACGGAAGTTTTATCTGTTTTAAAAGATGCTGAAAATGAAATTAAGCAATTAACCAAAAGCGATCCTGAGAATGAATTAAAAACTGAAGCTAGATTTGCACCATTAAAAAATTTAGTTGTTACAGGAAAACATCCAAATGTTCAGCAAGCAATAAAAAACATTATTCAAGCAGGCATTACACCAACATCACAGCAAACATTGCAAACGCCACAACTTGCTACGATTGGCGGTGCGCCTGCCATATTTCAGCCTGCCACAGGTACTGCCCAACCTTTGGGTATTGGCGGGCAAGAAATGCAACCACAAATGCCACAAGGCGCGCCACAAGGCGGTCCGTTGCCGTCAGGAATGGGTTTGCCTCAAGGAATGCCTCAAGGCGTGTCACAAACACAAATGTCATTGCCTTACCCAGTACGCAAAGCAGGAGACATTAGACCACTTGCACCTAATGAAGATACAGATGCAACTAAGGGTGCAACTTATCGCAATTCATTAACTACTAGACAAACCGATTTGGCAACGTCTAGGCGTAATCTTGATGAAGTTATAAAAGCGGCCACACAAATTGAAAAAGAAGATTTGTTTTCTAGCGGTGTTTTAGGTGCGGCAACACGCACATTAAAAGGTATAGCAGGCGATCCAAAATATAAACAATTGAGCAAAGATTTGGCCAATGTGCAAATTGCTAATATCCAAGCGCAAGGCGGTTCAATGGATACCGTTGCGGGTCAGCAATTGCAAAAAATGGCCAATGGCGATGAGACTTATCCTCCTGAAATCCTTAAAAACATTGCAAGAAGAACATACGCTGATATTCAAAACTTGGATATGCAAGCAACAGGCGCATCTAAGTTTGCACAAAAATATGGTGATAGCAATTTAAATGCGTTCAAACGTATGTGGTCAGCTAATGCCGATTCCAAAGTATTTGAAGCAATGACCATTTTTGATAACGTAAAAGACAAGGCCGAGCGTAACAAAGCCATCAATGAACTTTTAGGGTCTAATCCACAGGCTAGACAACAGTTTTACAACAAATACAATAACATCAAGAAACTAACCGAAACAGGGGAACTTTGATGGATGAATTAGGTGAGTTGATCCTTGGTGAAAGGCCAAAGGTTGAAAGACAACCTAATATTGTTGCGCCTAAAAAAAGCTCAATGAGTGGCTTAAATCCACAATTACAACCAAAAGAAGAAAAGCCTGACGAATTAGGTCAATTAATTTTAGGGACTGGTGAAACACCTAAAGTCAAACAAGAACCTGGTGTTATTGAAAAAGCAATAGGTTTAGGTGAAGCAGGACTAGGAGCATTGTCTGGTTTAGTTGCCGCACCATTAGGTGCTGTGGCGGGTATTGGTGGCACCTTTGGAAGCGGTAAATACGGAACGCAACAAGGTATTCAAGCAGGACAAAAAACGGCTCAACAAGTTCAAGAAGCCTTAACTTACCAGCCAACAACACCACAAGGTCAAGAATATATCCAGCAATTACAAAGCGCATTTGAAGCTAGTAAATTGCCGCCAGTTGGTGTGCCTGAAGTAATGGGCATGGGCATGGGTCAGAAGCCACAGCCTATTCAAGCGCCTAAAATTAGAATTGAACCAATAACACCCAAGGGTGGATTGCAACCAGCGGGCGCGGCCGCCACAACAAACAAAGCTGTTTTACAGCAAGCTATTCAACAAGCCGCACCTGATTTGGCGCAAGAATTAAAAACAATCAATCCAAAAGATTTAAATCAAAAAGCGTTAACCAACATTACCGAAGCTGAATCATTAAAGTATCCAGTACGTTTAACTTTAGGCCAAGCGGCAGAAGATGCCAATTTAATATCTACTGAACGAAACGCAAGGGCAACGCAAACAGAGTATTTACAAAGATTTAATGAGCAAAACAAAGCATTGCAAGAAAACGTTAATCATGTAAAAGAAGTTACTGCCCCTGATGTATTTGCGCCTAATTATGTGGCCAATGCTGAAGGTGCAATGGAGTTTGTTGGCAACAAAATTAAAGAAAACGAATCAGCTACTAAAAAGGCTTATGATGCGTTAGATCAATTTGGTGCGGGCAAAATCAAAGTTGATAGCGAAACATTTGCTAATAACGCAATGAAAGCATTGACTGAAAAAGAAGATATTGACTTTTTACCGCCAGTTATTAAGTCTAAGATTGATTCTTATGTTAACGGCAAAGAAATGAACTTTGCTCAATACGAAAACTTACGCACGCAAATTGCTAGAGAAACACGCAAAGCACAAAGAGCAGATGATGGTAATGCTGTTCATGCGTTAACTTTGGTGCGTGGTGAATTGGAAAAGTTGCCTTTGATTGGTGAAACTGTTGAAGCCAAAGCATTGGCAGACAAAGCTAGAAGCGTGGCCAAAGCAGAATTTGATTTGGTTAATACCGATAGTCCAACATACAACAAGATTTATGCGGACATTGTTAATGGTAAAGCAGACACAAAAGACTTTATCCAAAGTGCTGTTTTAAGATCAAAGAATGCTGATTTTGCCAAAATGATGGATTTGTTCAAAGACGATCCTACGGCCATTCAGCATTTGAGGGCAGGCGCATTAGATATTATTATGAAAGATGCCACGGACGCTAGTGGTAACTTCAAGACTGCAAGATTTAACAAAGCCATTGAAAACCTTGAAGTAAACGGCAAATTGATGCCTTTGTTTGGTGAAGATGCTTTAACGCTTAAAAAGATTGCCAGGGCTGGTCAATTGGTTGAGGCTAGACCAACGGGTCAATATGTAAATGAAGCAAATACCGCTGTTCAAATGGCCAAACAATATGCTAGTAGAGTAGCTGGTCAAGTGCCTATTATGGGGCGGTTTGTAGAACCTGCTCAACAATTATTGCAAGAACGCGCGGCAAAACAAGAAGTGAAGAAATCCCTAAAGCCTGGTGCAGGCGCAAAACTTTCAGACATAGGAAAATAACATGAGCGTCAATCTTTCACCCGTAGGCAATGGTTTTCAATTCATGTCTAGCACCACGCCCAACGTGCCTTTGGCCGGTGGGTATATCTACACATACCAAGCAGGCTCATCCACGCCTTTAAACACGTATACGGACGTTAATGGCGCAATTGCAAACACCAATCCAATTGTGTTGGGTACTGATGGCCGTCCTCCAAGTGAGATTTGGTTAACCAGCGGATATTCTTACAAGTTTGTTTTGACTGATGCTACAAATAACGTTATTCAGACTTTAGACAATCTTTACGGCATTATTGGTACAACCCCATCGGTTAGTGCTGTACCGGCTGGCGGTATTATTATGTGGTCTGGTTCAATTGGATCAATTCCCACGGGATACGTGATTTGTAACGGTTCAAACGGCACGCCTGATCTGAGAGACAGATTTGTGGTGGGCGCGGGTAACAGTTATTCTGTGGGTAACAACGGTGGTTTTGCATCTAGCGGCGTAGTTACCAGTTCAGGCACCAATAACCCACTTTATTACGCTTTGGCGTTTATCCAAAAAACATGAGCGATACTGAAAAGGATTTGGCCGTCCACGTGGCCGTTTGCGATCAACGCTATAAAGAAATTGCGAATTCTTTGAGGGAAGGGGAAAAGCGCATGACAAAGATAGAGTATTTAATCTACGGCGTCATGTTGCTTGTTCTCCTAGGGCCTAACGTAGCAGGGCAGTTTTTCCACAAATTCTTTGGGATGTAAAAAATTGATCCGTTTACCCTTGTTGCATTGGCTTCTTCAGCATTTAAGCTGGTTAAAGAATCATGTGAAATGTACAAGGAAGGTAGACAGTTCGTTGTCGATGCAAAAAAAGAAATCGATGGTGTTATAGGTGATGTTAAACAGGCTCAAGACGATGTTAAAGGAATTTGGGCTTTCTTTACTGGCCTTTTTTCTAGCAATAAAAGAGTTAAGGCAGTTCAACAAGCAGAACAACCAAAAAAGAAAGTAAAGCAAAAAGCGCCAGAGTTTGACGAAAACAAAATTTATGCTGATGTGGCGGATGCGTTAACGAAATTTTTCCACGCTTACAATGGCCTGAAAGCCTACATGGAGGAACAAGAGGCGTTAGCCACAACGGTTGGAAACGAAGAAGGCCAAGACATTGCGATTAAGTTGGTGATTGCTAACTTACAAATGGAAAAGCTGAATGAGGAATTGCGGGAATACATGGTTTACCACGTGCCTGCCGAAATGAAGGATTTGTACAGCCGTGTAAACAAGATGATCGGACACATTGCCAACCAACAGCAACTGGCGCGTAAAGAGGAACTGGACAAACAAAAGAGGTTGGCATGGCAACGAAAACAGGTTACAGACCGAATTCAACAACGAATCATGGTGGGAATGGCAACGGCAATGGTGATTCTTTGGGTGTGGATAAGCATAATAGCGATGATTCCTTTTTCATCATCGTAATTGTGATATTGCTTGCGGTTATATTGTTTTTTATGCCCGTTTTGATGTGGATGTACACGGACATTCGGCAAACTGAGATCAAGGTTCAAAAGTTAATTAAAAAACTGGATGAAAAGTAATGTTTAGTTTATTCAATCCTTGGGTTATTGTAGGAATATTGGGGTTAACCATTAGTTCATATTTCTATGGCCATCATCAAGCGTATGTAGAGCAAGAAGCTGAAGTTGCGCGTTTGAACGCATTGGAAAGAAATAAAGAGCAACAAATGCAACAGATGGCAGATAATCATGCCAATGAATTGAGAAAGGCGACACTAAATGCTAAAACTGAAGTCACTAAATTACAGTCTGACATTGCTACTGGTCAGTTGCGCTTCACCGCCCGCACCGTTTCTACCTGCCAAAATACCTCCACTACCGCAGGAGATACAGAAAGCAGAGCCGAACTTGACCCAGAGGTTAGTCAAACTCTTATCGCCATCACCGCAGACGGGGACAACGCCATCAGGCAACTCAACGCCTGCATCGACATTTACAACGAAGTGAGGAACACACAATGAATTGGACTTTAAAAGGTGCTATCACCATCATGGCAACATTTTCCCTTATGGGTGTAGTGGCTTGCATGATTTGGATGTTTTTATTAGCTGTTTATGACCCAACAGTTGATGACAAAGTAGTTTTTGACATTATTGGCCCAGCATTTCAAACAATTGTTGGTGGATTTATTGGCTTAATTACAGGCATTCACATTGGAGAAAAGAATGACAATCCTAACTAAAAATTTTACTCTTGAAGAATTAACACACACCGATCACAGGGAATTATCAAATGAACCTAATGAATCTGAAAAAGCAAATCTTATGCGTTTGGCAGAATTTTTGGAACAAGTTAAAGAACTTCTTAACGGTAGTCCTATCATGGTTAATTCAGCGTTTCGGTCAAAAGCCGTCAATGACGCAGTTGGAAGTAAGGATTCTTCTCAGCATCGGATTGGGTGTGCCGCTGATATTCGTGTGCCTGGGCTTGTTCCTGACGAAGTAGTGAAGGCTATTATTGCTAGTGAATTACCTTACGATCAAGTGATTAGAGAATTTGACAGATGGACGCATATATCTGTTACGAATCATCCTAGCGACAAACCTAGAAGACAAGCATTGATTATCGATAAAGCAGGCACAAGAGTTTATTCTTAAAGGAAATTAAAATGACTAACTTCAAATTCACCAAGGGTGAAACCAAACAAGAGATGGACAAGCATTTTGTCGTTAAAAAAGAATGGCAAAAAGAGCGTGAGCACGTGATGAAAATTGAGAAGGAACTCAAAAAGCACGAAAAAACGGACATGAGCCACGCCCATCCAACACACAGCCACAACGCAGGCATAAAACAGCCCGAGGCAGGCATTCCAGCCCTACGCAAGGGGTAAGTACTTCTTTAAGTACAAATCGGTCACAGGCACGCCTCTAGGCCATTGATCGGTTATCAAAAGAAAGTGGAGCGTCTTCAAATGTGCGTTGAGCCACATAGTCTGACGTTCATCTTTTGTTAATCGGTGACCTTGATCGACCTCATAATGGCAAGATTGGCATAGTGCGGCCACGTAGTTATCGCTTGCCTTGATGCCTCGACCCTTACCGCCATGCCAGTTAGAGTGACACGCTTGCGACTGATAGTGGCCACAATGCTGGCACTGGAGGCTTGACACTACTTCTAATAAGCGTTTGTTCCTCACATACTGGGTTTTCAAATAAGACTTCACGGGTGCTGTATCTGTGTCCTTGCGTACATTCGTATCTTCGTCTTTTTGAGTCATCATTGTTTGTTCTTGTTTCTAATGTTTTACCGTTGCGGTGACATACAGGGCATTTCATTCGTGTGACCTTATTGCTAATCGTTCTGAGGCTTCTCTAGTGCGCCACACATCAATATGTAAACGTGACGATTCGAGCTGAAATTTCAAAGTTTCTTCTTCTTTGACAGCTAACATTAACTCATCAATTAATTCTGAGTAATTAGGGTTTGCTAATGCGTCACGTTCTTGTGCGGCTACTTGCGTAACACCGTCAAGATACGCTTGTTTCATCAAAATAGCTTTAGCAGTCTTGAGTTTTAATTCAAAACCAATTCTGTTGGACTTGGCTTTGGCATATTCAGATGCAAAGTTGCCTATGAATTCGGCGTGTTTTTCTGGTGACATTTCGTTTTCTCCAGCCTAAGGCGATATTGATTCGATCATTGCCCATATTAATATTCCTACCATTCCGATTAAACACATTAGCCCAAACAAGGCTAAAACCAAAATTGCTGTACTCATTCTGTCTCCTTTATTAAAACCTCAACAAATGGTTCACCATACACTTTGGTGCAATGCAAGTTAACAACCTGAGTGTCATCATCGTAAACAATTTTGTTCATGGAATCCAAAAACGCTTTAATTACATTGTCAACATCGGGTTTTTTGGTAGGTTTCTCCGATCCGTTTAAACAGGCTTCCTTGCGTTTTTTGGTGTAGGACATAGGAACGGGCATAGAGATGTAAATAAACGCATCTACGGGCGTTTTAAGCGGTTCTGAAGCCCCCATTGCACGTTTGGCACAAAAAGCTATATGTTCTTCATAAGATTTTGTTTTGACATCGGTGTAAGTCTTTACAAAAGCGCCCATGCGTGCAAAACGTGGACGGCCTTTGCCTTGGGGGTTGCCGTCAACTTTGAATGTTACTTGAAACATTTAATCTCCACAAAAGCAAGCGATTGTTTCTTCATTAATATCAAACATCATTGTTTGTTCTTTGGTAAATTGAAGCATGGATGCGTAACTAGGTCGATCTTGACGAAAAACTGCGCCACTTGGATTGGATGCTATTTCAGCGCCTAACTTTTCCATTTTTGCCCACCAAACAGCTTTTTCAGGTTTTTCTTGAATCAATGATAATATTTGAGCGCCTGGTTTCAAAAAGCATAAATCACAATTACCGTGCATAGTTTTACCATTAATGTTTGGTAATTCCAAATTAAATGGTTGGGAATCCCAAAAACGGCCTACATCACCAGCACTTACACCAGAAACTGCCAAAGGAATCCTACTTTTATCTTTAATTTTGGCGGCTCTGCGTGGCTCGTCAGCACGAATTCCCATCCAATCTTCATTTTCATTATGATCCGTCCAACCTAAAGAACGTAAATATTTGTTAATTGTGCGTATTTTTAATTGAGCAGTACAGATTCTTGAAACTGGATTTGGTAAATATTGTCTTTTTCTAATTAATTCTTCAAAAGGTTCACCATTTCTACTGGCTGTTTCAAATGTAACTTTTTTAAATGTAGGCTCATCATTTGTGTATTCAACCCAATGAATATCTACATTCCATTCATCAGAACATCTTTGAATAAAACGTAAAGTAGCTTCTTCTTCTTTTCCAGTATTAGCAAAAGTAACATAAGCATCTTTTGGCAAGCTCATATTGTGAGCCTCAAGTATTTTGTAAAGCATATAACCTGATGTTCTTCCACCACTAAAGCTAATGCAAGTTGGTTCTTTAATTAGGTACGGATTCATTTAATTCCTTAATTCTGTCAGCTATTGCTTGGCCTAAACCTAACCACAGTCCGCTTTGGTCTTTTTCCATTTGTTTAACCTGATAACGAACGTAATCAATCCATTCAGGCATCATTGCTAGTTTGGCGTAATGGTCAACTGGGTTCTGAAGAATCATTTAAGGCTTCTTTTAATATAAATTTTTCATGATTAAAGATTGTTTGAAATTGATTTGTAGATAACCAAATAACAACTTCTTCATCTTTATCATTCTTTTGATTAATGCAAATAAAACCACATCCATCACCAGTTACTTCAGTTTCAAATTCTTTACTTAAATATATTGGCATAACAATCCTTTAATAATTAACTTATCTAATGTATTAAGTATTTCCCTTTGGTGATTGTTTGAGCAAAGCATAGCCTAACCGTGTCAAAACATCAGTTTCGCTCTATGCTTTCGAGACTTTCCCTTCGGAGCCATGTCATCGCATCGCACTATGCCAGACTATTTAAAACCACCACGCTCTAGCAATTCGCCCACGTTCCCTGATTTGGTTTGCTCGTGTTTCAGGGTATCTCAATCTAAACCACCGACGTACCGCATTTAGATTGTCCAAAAGCAAAAACCCCATAATTCACTCTGTGGTCTTGGCTCTTGGCGAGAGCAACAACAAACGATTGACGCGAATCAAAAGAATTGTTTGCCGTCTGACAAGACCACACAGGAAACTATGGGGTTCAACAATCCGCGTCTTTCGTCTGATGCCACTCAGACAAAAACAATTATACACAAAAAACAAGCAATCAAGTATTTAAAAACCACTCAGGATGTAGCAATTGAAGTTGCCATACCCTTGCTTGGGGAATTTGTTTCCATTGGCAAACGGCCATCCTTGTAATACCGAGTATTTTTGCAAGTTTGTATTGGTTGCCAGCTAATTTGATTGCTTGTTCTTTAGTCATGTGTTAATGTTAACATGAATTAACCAAAATACAACACATTTAAATAAATACAACATATTAGGGTAAATACTTACACAAGAAGGTTAATTTTGATTAACATTCAGTCATGCCTTAAGCAATTCGCTAAGAGGTCTTTTAAGGAAATTAAATGAGAGTTACACATCTACATAAGTATGGTTCAGGATTCACAAGCAAAACAGCGTGTGGTCGTAATTTACTGAGAACCCCAATGTCTACAAATTGGGAAGAATTCAAAATAGATTCTTATAAATGCGTTAAATGCGAATCTAGCAAACAAGCAGATTTATTTAAACGCATAGATTTAAAAAATGTCTAAACAACAAGCCAACCTAATCCTTGATGAGGTAAAGGTTGGCATTCCTCACCCCCTACACATAATCAATCAAGCCTTAATCGCAACAGGAGATTTAAAGCCATGAAGTATCACAGAACATTAAACGAAGCCTTTCCTAACACTATGGAGTATGGCGCTTCAATCATCAAGTTTTACCACAAAGCAAACACACTAGAAATCACAATGACCCTGGTCAGTATCTTAGGTTTTGCGGTTATGTTGTTAGATGTTTTTTACTGGAGAGCATAAATGAATGAATTTAAACGTATCGAAACAGCTTGCTTAGAGGCAATGTCAAATTATCAACTTAACGATAGCCTGGCATTTCAATGTGGCTATTACAAATCACAGACCGAGCGCTTATGTGCTGAAGTTGAGTTTTTAAGACAAGAACTTGAATCAACAATTGAAGAAATCAAAGAAATAACTAAGGATTACGTATGAAAGAAATAGCAACAGCACTTGTTAAAGCACAGAAGGCGTTTAATCCTGCTTTAAAGCAGTCTGTGAACCCTCATTTTAAATCTAGGTACGTTGACCTAGCAGGGTGCGTGGAGGCGGTTATAGACGCTTTAAATGACAATGGGATTTATCTCTTACAGAAAACTTACGATTGCGAAAACGGCATCATTCTTGAAACAATCTTTATTCACGAATCAGGTGAAATGCTCGAATGCGGTCTCCTTCACTTTCCTGCTATCAAGCACGATCCTCAAGGTTACGCCTCAGCTTTAACTTATGCTCGCCGTTATAGCTTAATGGCCGCTTGTGGCATAGCTCCTGAAGACGATGACGGCAACCAGGCATCCAAACAAAAGCCCAGTTTACCCATCAAAAGCCACGTAGAGCCTGAAAAGCTAGGATTATTGATTGACAAAATGCGTGAATGTGAAACAACAGAACAATTATTTGCTAGTTACAAAATAGCGTTTCAGGCTTGCCACAGCGAAAAACAATGGGAAGACATGGTTGTTAAAGTAAAAGATGAATTGAAAGGACTTTTAAATGGATGATATTTCATGCCCAGTTTGCCCATTGGGTGAGTTGGAGATAACTGAGACCCGCAGACATTTGCATTGTGCTATTTGCGGACATTATGAAAACATTGAGGAAGATCACGATGATTGAACAACGAACAGAAGCATGGCATCAACAAAGACTTGGTCGAGTTACGGCCAGTCGAGTAGCTGACGTAATAGCCAAGACCAAAACAGGCGCAAGTGCCAGCCGAGACAATTACGCCACACAATTGATTTTAGAGCGTCTGACCAACAAGCAATCGGAGTTTTATAGCAACGCCGCAATGCAATGGGGCACAGAAACCGAACCAATGGCCAGACAAGCCTATGAGTTAAAGCGTGGCGTGTTTGTGGATGAGGTGGGATTTATTGACCATCCAACCATTGAAATGTCAGGCGCAAGCCCAGACGGATTGGTGGGCAAGAATGGCCTGGTTGAGATCAAGTGCCCAGAATCCAAAACCCACATGGAATATTTGTTAAGTGGCAAAGCGCCTGCTAAATACATACCGCAAATGATGTGGCAAATGGCGTGTACTGGGCGGGAATGGTGTGATTTTGTGAGTTTTGACCCAAGGTTTCCCGAGAATTTGCAAATATTGGTGGTCAAGGTTGAATACGATCCCACTTATGTAAAGATGTTAGAACTAGAAATTACCCAATTTTTAGATGATGTTAGTAAGAAAGTAGAAATTTTAAGGAAATTCAATGTCTAAGTTACTCAAAGAAATCAGCGTTATCACAGGCTCATACACCAATGCGGAGGGCATGAAAAAAAATCGGTACACACGTATTGGATCGATTATTGAAACTTCTAACGGCCCAATGCTCAAGCTGGACACTATCCCCTTAAAAGAAGGCGGATGGGACGGGTGGGGCTATTTAAACGATCCTAAACCACGTGATGACGGCGGTGTGCCCAATCCACGGCCACAGGCGAAACGCCCTGCGGCTAATTTTGACAGCATGGCCGACGACCTGCCATTCTAAGGAACAAAAATGATTGAATTAACAGTATTTATAGCAGGATTTTTAGCAGGCTCAATAATGACGGCGGTTGTTGCTACGATGGCCATTGAGTTTTACAAAAACGAAGTGAGGAAATAATGCAACCATTCCAAGTTAGACAGGCGCTATTTGACGAATGGCACAAAAATAACCCAGTAATATGGAAATATTTTGAACGGTTTAGCTTGGAAGCGGTAAAAAGTGGGCGCAAAAAGATCAGCCATTGGCTAATCATTAACCGCATCAGATGGGAGGTTTACGTTTTGACCACGGGTGAGGACTTTAAGATCAGCAATGAATTTATTGCCTTTTATGCGCGGTTATGGCGTAAACACTACCCAGAGCACAAAGAATTGTTCAACATAAAGAAAATGATAGGTGAACCGTGGCAAGAGGAACTAATATGAAAAGAATCACGTTATATTTGCCTGATTCGGTGGATGTCATCAAAAAAAGGCTAGAAGCTGACTGCGGCATACAAATGACGTATGTGCAAGTTTTCTCATTCTTGATGAACTTTTATCTTAAACACGCAAATGAACCTAAAACAAAGTGGAGTCCCTTGCAATGACTAAAGATGAAATCATTGAACTGGCTAGAAAGGCGCAGGTTCACGAAGAACTATGCGGAGAGCATTTCATTTATGAGTTTGCCAAACTGGTAGCAGAAAAAGAACATGAGGCGTGTGCAAAGATTTGCGAGGAACCGTGGCAAGGTAGCCCAAAAGGAATTGCAGAACAAATCCGAGCAAGGGGACAAGAATGACATATGAATTTTTTATTCCACCTAAACCGAATGTGTTTATTAAATTTGGAGAAGACAGCAATTTTTGTTTTCACTCTTATGTACCAAAACCACCTAATTCTTTTCAAAAATGGATGTTAAAGATATTTTTTGGTATATACATGGAGGTAAAGAATGACTAAAGAAGAAATCATAGAGATGGCTAGACAGGTTGGTTTTGAAGAACATCAAGCAAAATTTGATACACGCTTTGAACCCTTTGCAAAACTGGTAGCAAAACGCACTTGGGTTGGGCTGACGGATGATGAACGGCAAGATATTGCACTTGAAGTCCCGATAGATGCTGTACTCATAACTGAAGCCAAACTCAAGGATAAAAATTTATGAACGATTTATTTAAACCGCATCAATGCCCGAGATGCTTTGGTCTATTCAAGGTGGGAGATCATTTTTACAATGACTCAGGGACTGTGTACCACTGGATGTGTTGGATAAATAAATCAAAGGAGAACACATGAACAAAACTACTTGCCCCAATGGGATGGTTGATACTTGTTGTGAAAATTACGACAACTGCACCCTCAGTTATCACGACAAAGATGCTGAAATCAAACGCCTCAACGAAAAGATTGAGTTCCTTGCTCGAACCAATATGCTGTACAGCGATTGGGAGCATCGTGAGACACAAGT